TTTCGAACTGGCCGAGGATATCGAGGAGCGCGACCTGCACTATGCCGGCATCCTGTCGACCCGCAAGCGATCGGTCGCCCAGCTGCCGATCACCGTCCGCTCTGCTTCCGATTCGCCGGAGCACAAGAAGCATGCCGAACTTATCCAGTCATGGATCGATGACGAGGTTCTGCGCACGGCGCTGTTCGACATTCTCGATGCGATCGGCAAGGGCTATTCGGTCATGGAGATCGACTGGAAAATGACGGCGCATGGATCGATGCTGCCGCGCGAGCTGATCTACCGGACGCCGCGATGGTTCACGCTCGACCAGGAGGATGGCGAAACGCTGTTGCTGCGCGAGGGCGTCGGCGGCGTTGCCCTGCCACCGCACAAATTTCTTGTCCACCGCCATCGCTCAAAGTCGGGCCTGACAATCCGTTCCGGCATTGCCCGTATCGCGTCCTGGGCGTGGATGTTCAAGGCGTTTACCGTCAAGGACTGGGCGATCTTCGTGCAGAACTACGGCCAGCCGATCCGCGTCGGCAAATATGGCCGTGGCGCTACCGAGGCCGAGAAGGATGTGCTGTGGCGGGCAGTAACCGGCATTGCCGGCGATTGCGCCGCCATCATTCCGGTCGGCATGCTGATCGAATTCCAGGAAGTGAAATCGGCCGGCAGTTCGTCCGACGTGTTCGAGAAGCGCGCCAACTGGATGGACCAGCAGATGTCGAAACTGGTGCTCGGCCAGACTACCACCACGGATGCGATCTCCGGCGGCCACGCCGTCAGCCAGGAACACAGGCTTGTCCAGGAGGATATCGAGCGGTCGGATGCCATGTGCCTGGCCTCGACCATCAACGACCATCTTGTGCCGTTCATCGTCTCGATCAACTTCGGGCCGCAGGATCATTATCCCAAGGTGCGCATCGGCCGGCCCGATGAAGTGCCGCTTGAACAGTTCGCCGCCGCGATGAAGGATCTCGGCCCGCTCGGCCTGACCGCGTCGATGAGTTTTGTCCGCGACCGCATGGGCATCCCCGAACCCGACAAGGATGCCGAGCTGGTCGGCGGTCGCGCGCCGGCGCCGATCGTCACGCCTCTGCCCGATCCGGCGAAGCCCGAGCCTCCCAAAAAGGATGCCACCGCCAAGCAGTCGCTCGACCGGCTGTTTGCTACCTCTCGCCATACCAGCCATCCCAACGACGATCTGATCGGCCAGCTGACGGCGCGCATGGAACGCGATGCGGCCAGCGCCATGGACGGGCTGATCGACGAGGTGCGCGCAGCACTCGCCGACGCCACCGATCTCCAGGACGCCGCCGCCCGCATTGCAAGGCTCAATCTCAACCCCGATGACTTAACCGAGGCGATGGCGCGCGGCATGGCGCTGGCGCACCTTGCAGGCCAGGCTGCCCTCATCGACGATCTGGACCGATAGAAGATGTGGTGGCTCAAAGAGCGGCATGAAGGTCCCGGACGGACGCTGACCGCCGCCAACCCCCAAACGCCCGCCCAAGGCTTTCAAATCGGCTTCAAATTTGATCTCGCACGGATAGCGAGGCTCGCATCTACCGGTATCGCCCGCATGGCATCCACAGCCAGCGTGCTCGACCTTCCATTCAAGGAAGCGATCGACTTTCTAAGGCAGAAGACCGTCACGCCGACGAAGAGCTGGCGCGATGTCTGGGACGCCGCCCATTCCAAGATGTTCATGGTGGCCGGCGCCAATACCGAGGCCATCGTCAAGGACTTCCAGGAGGCCATCGCCAAGGCTCTGGAACAGGGCACCACGCTCGATACCTTCCGGAGAGACTTCGATGCGATCGTCAAGTCGCACGGCTGGTCCTACAAGGGCGAGCGCGGCTGGCGGACCCGGACCATCTTCGAGACCAACCTGCGCACCGCCTACGCCGCTGGCCGTTATGCTGAGATGACCAGGCCGGAAACGCTCGAAGCGTTTCCGTTCTGGCAATACCATCATTCCGGCAACATCCATCCGCGCCTGCAGCACAAGGCCTGGGATGGTGAAGTCTATGCCGCTGACGATCCGTTCTGGAAGACGGCCTATCCGCCCAACGGTTTCGGCTGCGGCTGCTTCGTCACGCCGATCACTGCGTCCAGGCTCAAGCGGCTCGGCAAGTCAGGTCCGGACACCTCGCCCGATCTCGACCGGCTGGGCAGCGATCAGCCCTTGGGCGTCGATCCCTCCTTCGCTTACAACCCCGGTGAAGCGTGGTTGAAGCAGACTTCACCCGGCCCTAAAGCGGTCTCGGCGACCGAGGCCAATATCGCCGCCTTCGTCAAATCCGCCCTGCGCGGCAAGTGGCCGGACGGGTCCTGGACGCCGGTGGCCCGGGCGAAGAAGCCGATTGCCACCGCGCTCGATGTCGCCGAGGGAACCGAGATCCGTCTATCGGCCGACACCATTCGCCGCCATGTCAAGCACGCGATTGCGACACCTGATGCGTATGGTGTGCTGCCGAAGTGGCTGGTCGAGCATGGCAGGTTGGTGACCGACGATTCGGGACGGCTTGCATTCGTTGGCGAATATGAGGGTGATCTCTATCACGCAGCCTTCAAGATCGTCCGCCACAAAGACCATCAGGAGATCTGGCTGGTCTCGATGCGGCGGACGCACATCAACAAGGTCAAAAAGCTGAAACCTGCGGGGAAATAAACGCGCCGGGGAGCCGGAAATGCAAATCCCAATCCGCCTAAAGGCGGTCCTTCCTGGTCGGCGCGTCCAGGAAAACATAGTGCGAAGGAGAGCAAAAAGCAAATGAGCGGTGCACTGATCGAAGTCACCATCAACGATGCCGAGGTCCAGCGTGCTTTCACAAGGCTGGTCTCGGTAATGGAAAACACCACGCCTGTCATGTCGGTGATCGGCACGGCGCTGGTGGCCTCGACCCACCGACGGTTCATTTCGCAGACCGATCCGGACGGTGCTGCCTGGGCAGCGCTCAACCCCGACTATGCCGCGACCAAGCGCAATGCCCGCATCCTCACCGAAAGCGGCCGGCTTCGCGATAGTATCAATTCCGACGCCGGCCGTGATCAGGTCCGCGTCGGCACCAATACCATCTATGCGGCGATCCACCAATTCGGCGGCACCATCAAGCCGGTGTCGGCAAGCCATCTGATCTTCCGGCTTGGCAACCGGCTGGTCATGGCCGATAGTGTCACCTTGCGGGCGCGGCCGTTCCTCGGTATATCCTCCGATGACGAGGCGGAGATCGCCGAGATCGTCTTCGGCTTCGTCGAACGCCGCACCTGATCCTCCCTGAGATCGCGACTTCCTGACCCGCCTGCCTTGGCGGGCATGACCCGGCGCGCGGCCGTGTGGCAATTTCGCGCCATGACCAAAGCGACCAACTCCATCATTCAGCCGATCGGCACCGATACGGATATGCCTCCGGAATGGGTTCATCTCATTCCATCAGGCACGTTCACCGGCGTCGATGGTCGCGGTCCCTACATGCTGTCGTCTGCCGCCGCTGTCATTGCCGCGTCTATGCCGACTGGCCGCAAGCTGCCGATCGACATCAACCATGCCATCGATATCGTCTCCGACCAAGGCAAGCCGACCCCGGCACAAGCCTGGATCGTCGCGCTCGAGGCCCGCGACGATGGCCTCTGGGGCAGGGTCGAATGGACCCCCGAAGGCATCTGGGCCATGGCGTCGAAGGCCTACGGCTTCCTGTCTCCGGTGTTCGCGCACACGAAAGAGGCGCCCTTCCAGGTGCTCAAGCTGCTGCGCGCAGCGCTCACCAACAATCCCAATCTCACTTTGACTGCTCTGCACAACCGAGAGGATAAAGCTATGCTCGAACACCTTCGGAAGCTCCTGGGGCTTCCGGAAACCGCCGATGAAGCTGCCGTTATGGCGGCTGCCACGGCACTTCACACCGCCCAGACTGCGCACGCCGCGACCATGGCGCGCGTGGCCGAGGCCGCCGGTGTCGCCGCCAACACGACGGGCGATGCGCTGGTGACCGCCATCCAGTCGGCGAAGACAACGCCGGCAGGCGATCAGGCCGCAGAGATCGCCCAGCTGAAGGGCCAGGTGACGGCGCTGCACAATCAGCTGACCGGCTATGTCCAGGTCACCTCGCTCGACAAGGCCACCCACACGATCGACCAGGCGATCAAGGACGGCAAGGTCATCCCGGCTCTGCGCGATCACTACATCGCCCGCCACGTCAAGGATTCGGCCGAGGTCGAGAAGGAAATCGCTGCATGCCGGCGGCCTGGGCGGCAAGCAGCCGCCGAAGACCGGCGACGGCACGGTTGCCGATGAAGACGAACTCAAGGTCGCTGCCCTGATGGGCGTCGATGCCACGGCCTTTGCGGCAACGCACAAGACCATTTACGGAAAGGGCGCCTGACATGGCCGCGACCACTGACCTCAGCTATCCCCAGCGCAATGGCGATGCCTATTCCTTCGGCGTGCTGGGCGGCGTCAAGCTGTTCGGCCGTGCCGTCGTCGGCATCACGGCGACCAAGCTCGCGGTGCCTGCCGGCCATGTCTCGGCCGTCCGGCTGATGGGCCTTGCCGAAGAGCGCGTTGACAATACATCAGGCGCCGATGGCGACGTGAAGGTGCACGTCAAGAAGGGCACGTTCCTGATCCCGCTCTCGGCCACACCCACCAATATCGGTGCTGCCGTCTATGCCTCCGACGACAACACATTCACGCTCACCGCTGGCGCACTTCTGCAGATCGGCACCGTCGATGCCGTGACCGCAGAAGGCACCTGGCTGAAGACGCTTTAAGGAGCCTTCCATGGACGTCAACGCTTCCACCCTGCGCGGCATTTACACGGGCCTTTCGACGGCTTTCAATGCCCGCTTCAATTCGGTCGCGCCGCAGTATTCGCTGGTGGCCCAGACCGTGCCGTCTTCCACTGCGATGAACGAATATCCGCGCCTGGATGATATGCCGGGCATCCGCGAATGGGTCGGCGAACGCCTGATCCACCGCCTCGGTGCCTCGACCTACATCATCAAGAACAAGGACTACGAAAAGACCATCGCCATCCTGCGCAAGCAGATCGAGGATGACCAGATCGGCATCTTCGCACCGGTCGCAGGTCAGTTCGGCCAGGACGCGGCATCCTTCCCCGACAAGTTGGTCTGGCCGCTGTTTGCCGCTGGCGACGATGTCGTCTGCTACGATGGCCAGTACTTCTTCGATACCGACCATCCCGGCTATGATGCGGCAGGTGCCGTGACCTCGGTCTCCAACTTCCAGTCGGGTGCCGGTCCGGCCTGGTACCTGGTCGATGACAGCCAGGTGGTCAAGCCCATCGTCTATCAGACCCGCAAGCCCTTCAAGCTGACGGCCCTGTTCGACGAGCGCGATCCGAATGTCTTCTATCGCAACGAGTTTATCTGGGGCACCGATGGCCGCATGAATGCCGGCTATGGGCTCTGGCAGCTGGCCTTCAAGTCCAAGGCCACGCTCAACGAGACCAACTTCAATGCCGCACGTGCTGCCATGCAGGCGCTGCGCAAGCGTGACGGCGATGTCATCGACATCAAACCCACCAAGATCATCGTGCCGCCGGCGCTCGGGCCAACCGCCCGCAAGCTGCTCAATGCCGAGCTGATCAATGGCGGTGAAAGCAACACGCTCAAGGGCCTCGTCGATGTCGTCGAGGTTGCCTATCTCAGCTGACCCTGACCGGTCCGCTGAGCGATCCCCGCCCGGTCATCGGGCGGGGTTTTCCCGAGCCGCCGACCAATGCGGCTGCGGAAAGCCCCGAAGGAGAAAACGATGGCGAAGAAAACCCAGATCATCTGCACCCGGCCCGGCATGCGCCGCATGGGTGTCGAGCATCCCGCAAGTGCCACCTATGACGACGGCCACTGGTCGGCCAAGCAGCTCGACGCCTTCCGCGCCGATCCGGCTTTCGTGGTCCAGGAGATCGATGAAAATGCCGTTGTGACGCGCGGCCCCGAGTTCGATCAGGCCGTTGCCGACGAAGTCAGCAAGCAGCTGCTTGACAAGGGCAAGGCCATGCAGGCCGCCTTCGACAGCGCCGTCAAGGATGCCGCCGCTGAAAAAGTCTCGCCCGCCGAGGACGCGACCGCCGCAGCCAATGCCAGAGTGGCGGCGCTGGAAACCGAGATCACCGAACTGAAGGCCGCTGCTGCCAAGCCCAAGAAATAACCCCCGAGAGCGAGGCGGCCGGGCATCCGGCCCGGCCGCCACCACACCTGAGAGGACCGACCCTTGTACGCATCCGTCGCCAACATGGTATCCCGTTTCGGAACCGAGCAGATGATCCGTCTGTCGCGGCCGGAAGACCGTGATGCCGTTGATATCGACGATACCAAGGTCGCTATCGCCCTGACTGATGCCACCGCCATCATCAACGGCTATATCCGTGGCCGCTATCTCGTGCCGATCGCCACCCCGCCGGAAGACATCATCCGCGCCACCTGCATCCTTGCCCGCTACGATCTCGCCCAGGGCGAGCGCACCGATCCCTCCGAGGAAATGAGCAAGGGCCGCAAGGACGTGATCTCCTGGCTGGAAAACATCGCCAGGGAACTGGTCAATCTGGATTGCCCGGCTGCACTGCCGGCCGGCCCGGCTGTCGGCTCCGGCCCTCGCATGGCCGATCGGCCACGCATCTTCACCGACGATACGTTGAGAGGGATGTGATGGATATATCGACCACCCCGATCCGCGCCATGGAAACCCCGATCGTCAACCGCTTGCGGCTGGCTTTCCCGACCCGCGATTTCACCATCGAGCGCGTGCCGCAGACCCTGACGCTGAAGGAATTCGAGCGGCTGGTGAAATCAACGCCCTTCATTGGGCTTGCCTGGACCGGCTTTCGGCCGGACGGCCAGACCAATGCCCGCATCACCAAGGGCGACATGCTGTGGCGGCTGATCCTGATTTACAAGGCTTCAAGCACCCTTGAAGCCCGCTTTAAAGGCGACAAGCTCGGCCTCGGCCTGGACGCCATGGTCGATGTCTGTGTGGTGCTTTTGAATGGAGCGGTCTTCGACGGCATCGGCACATCACAGGTCACATCCGCATCGAGCGTCATTGCCGATGGCTTTAGCGACGACAAGATCGTCATCGCCCAGGTCGATTTCACGGTCAAGTTTTCGGCGACACCGGGCAACCTCGCACTGCTCACGCCGGGCGATTTCGCGCGCCTCGGCATCACCTGGATCGTCGAGCCGATCGACGCCGCCGCTCCTGCCGTTACCGACCTGGTCGAACCACCGCAACTCTAGAGGACCCGACATGGCCAAGACGCCGAACATTCTGATCCAGGCCGAGGGCCGTACCGTGCCGCAGGAAGATGGCACGCCCTGGCCGATCGACGGGATGGAAGATCCCGAGACGCTCTATTCAAGGCGACGGATTGCCGATGGCGACCTGATCGCTGCCCCCAAGCCCAAGAAACAGACGGAAGGCGGAGACAAGTAAATGCCCATCTCCTTTGAAGAAATCCCCTATGACTGGCTGGAGCCCGGCACCTTTATCGAGGTCAAGCCGAACTACCGCACGCTCGGCATCCTGCCCTATCCGACCAAGAACCTGATCATCGGCCAGAAGCTCGCCGCCGGCACCATCACCGTGGACCAGCTGGTCGAGATCGTCCGTCCGGAACAGGCGATTGCCCTGTTCGGCGAGGGCTCGATCGGTCACAAGCAGGTCGTGGCCTTCCGAAAAGCCAACAAGACCCAGGCGCTGTTCGTGCTGGCGATGGCCGACGCCGGCGGCGCCGTCAAGGCCACCGGCAGCTTCACCTTCACCGGCACTGTGTCCGCATCGGTGGTGCTGCGCTTCAGGATCGGCAATCGCCAGGTGCGCTTCACCGCAGCGGCCACCGACACCGTGACGCAACTGGCCACCAAACTGGCGGCGGCGATCAATGCCGACACATCCT